AACGGTTTTCTCCGATCGGGGAGGGCTGAGAAGGTCCTCCAGCCACCCATCCAAGATCAGACGTCTCAAAATAGCTCTCGATGGCCAGCACGTTAGTGAATGCCACGGCATCCTTACCAACCTCGTGCTGCCACAAGGTCACCAAAGTTTGCGTGCTGTCCACGGTCAGTTCAAAGTCAGCGCCAGCCGGGATGGTCGCAGTCAGAGTGTCGCCAACGGTATAGCCGGTACCTCGATCAGTTATCTGCACAGAAATGGCTGATCCGCCAGAAATGACCACGTTGCACTTGGCGCCGCTGCCAGTGCCGCCGGTCAAGGTCAGATACGAGTATGTTGCATCTGTGTACCCGGTACCTGGATCGGTGATGCTGACAGTTCCCACAGCCCCGGTGTAGTTTGGCTCCCAGCCCGCATTGATTGGGAACCGGAAAACCTGGGAGAAGTACCCCGCGGAGCGGCGGGCTCCCAGCGCAGTTCCTGCGTCGTACCACGTGTTTTCTCTAATGTTGTAGACGATAGCGTCGTTGCACTCAGTCGAATCTCCGCGAGGGTAGAACCACCAGATCTCTCCGAAGCGAGGCACTTTGGTCGCGTAGACTTTTTGGCGCTGTACGTAGTTCAGATTGTCGAAGAACCAGTTCTGGTTCATTGAATTCGGGATCTCTTTAACCACGCCGTTATAGAGCAAGAAGCGATCTACACCACACCAGTAGTAGATGCCGTCGTATTCGATAATCGATTGAGATGACAGGATCGAAGACTGACTGCTAATAATGTCGTACCGCCAGAAGGTCGGCGCAGCAAAGTTCGGGGTTCCGGCAACACCCAGCGATTGAGGGGCGTAGGACACGCGGATTAGGCTATCAAGGCTCCAAAACAAACCAGAAGGCGAGTTGGAGCCGCCTCGAACGGGGAAGCCTTGAACGATCTTGCCAGTGGCTACGTTGACCTCGTTAGCGTCCGCAGAGACCCAGTCCTCTAGGTTGCCAGCCGCGCAGTTGCGAAGTAGGCCGTCGTTGCCGTATACAAAGACGTATGGATGCAGGGCCACAACACCACCAGACACCGACACCTCGTTGTCGAAAGTCAGCGTGACGTTGGAGCCGTTGGCCGTAGCGTTCTTGTCCAACGTGAGTGTGGTGGTGGTCACCGAAACAACGCGAGTGTCGGCTGGGATACCGGGGCCTGTCACAAGCTGACCGGCGCCGATGTTTGTGTTGATGGCCGACAGAGTTACTGTGGGCGATCCACTGGTAATCGTTGCTGCCGTCTGGGTGAAGACGCCAATCGGGTTCATGTTTGTACCCGACAAGGGGCCAGCCAGGACCGGCGTGTTGGTCTCGTCATCTATCTGAGCCAAATCCTGCGAAGGATGCGCCAACAAAAGGTTTTCACCAGTTCCGGAAGAGTCCGTAAAGGTATCGAACTGCCAGACGTTGTTGGCGTTGGGAGTAAAGCCTGAATTGACCGTGGCCACCTGAATCGAGAAACCAGATCCAGTGCCACCAATCAGTGCAGCCGGTGCTGTCAGCTTGTCATACAGCAGGTAACCGTAACCACCGCCGGTAATCGTCACAGAGGTCACAGCACCGCCAGACACCACGATCGTGGCTGAAGCTCCAGAACCAGTGCCAGACGTCACGTAGGACAGCGGAATGCCGGTGTATGTGGCATTGGTGTACCCAGAGCCTCCTACGAGCGTGTTAACCGTCAAAACGGTTCCACCAAAAGTGATGTCGGTGATGCCTGATCCGGTGCCGTTGTTGTCGATTGGGATTAGTTGCAGGCCATCAGAGTAGCCGCTGTAAACGTTGTTGAATGTGTTTCGGGGCACCACGAAGATGCCCCGAGAAGGTCCTGCCAGCGCGTCAGTTATTTGACGATAGCCGCCCATCTTGCGAGGGCGTCCGCGCTGAAAACGAACCCAGCGGCCGTCGACATAGAACTCTTTGTCGAAAAGCGTGCCGTCCCGTTGAATACCGGGCTTAGTATCGAGCGCGAAGACCTTCTTCGTCATTTAGAACGTGCCCCCGGAAATGCCGCTAGTGAAGTTCCCGGTTCCGTTCACACTGATGCCGGTTGCTGTCACATCCAAAATAAGATTGCTCAAAACAGACACGCCAAAACGACCGGCGCCAGGACGGTATATACCGGTATTGGTCTCAGACCCAAAATTTAACGACGGAGACCCCGCTGATCCGTTGACCAGACTAAACGTAGTTCCACCTACCTGCTCGGTATTGGCGTTGAGAATGTTCGTTCCGTCACAGAAAAGTGTTGCCTGACCAGCCGGAGGTACGGTGGCTGTGTTGCCTCCCACGGCGCCCGTGGAAATGGTCAAGGTATAGCCGCCAGCACTGGTTTGGTTAGAAATTACGTACAGATTCACCACCGGCGGCACAATAATCGTGACGTTACCGGTAAGGGTTCCGGTGTAGATCTGGAGAGTGTTAGAAGCCTCGCTGGCCGTCAGTGTGTAAGTGCCTGATGTTACTGGCTTGGTTAGCACACCAAATTCAAACTGGGTGCTAACACCGTATCCCACCGTGACGTAGGCAGTGCCAGTTGAAATGATGATGGCCGACTCACCCGGCGCAAATGCCTTGGTCGTATTGCCGTCCAATAATTGGCCACCAGTTGTGCTAATCGTGCATGTTCCGGTGCCGTTGTTCTTAAAAAGAGTGAACCAGTTGTTGCCGGTCGTAGCCGCTGGTGGGAGCACTGCCGTGCCTAAACCACCGGACCAAATGTAAGTTTGAGCACGGTCTGTTGTTAGGAACGTGTATCCATCTACCAGAGACACAGTGGGGTGACTCTGATTCAAAGTTGCACTGCTGGCCAACAAACCGTATCCGGCAAGGGTGGCCGCGTCGGCATTTGAAGTTCCAACGCCAAAAGCAATATTGCCCCAAGTGCCTTGGGTGTTGGCATTGGAAGTGATGTAGATGTACTTGGCCTCACCCGCGGCAACCGTGATGATCGTGTTGGTGCCGGAATAGTCTTTGACCGTAAAGGTGTTTGCGCCGACGTTGCGGATCAATGCGTCGTTTCCTACAGACGACTGATTGGCGGGCGGCATCCAAAGAGACAAGCCTCCCGAAGAGGCTGTCACATTCATGATTCGAGCGGCGACGTCATCTGTTGCGTTGCCGTTAATCGGCCACTCCAACTGGGTGTTAGCAGTTAGAGTGACCGCTCGAAACGATACGTCGGTTGGTTGAACAACGTTTCCGGTAAATGGCGAGTTGTAGCTCATGTCGTATCCTTAGGAATCCACAGCGATTGCCTGACGGTCAGCCACGCGCAACTTGTCCTCGGCCATCAGTGTTTGCATGATGGCTTCGTACTGCTGCTGCCACATCGGGATGCGGTCGTCGTTCTTGAGGAACGGCATGGCCTGCAACAGGGTGCCGTACAGCAGCGCCTGAGGGGCGTAAATTGTGAACCAGTTGGTCTGGTTGGCCGACTCAAGCGGCTGGATGCGCTCGTAGTACAGCACCTCGAAGTTATAGGCAGCGTTCGGGGTAGGCGCCACCATCCAGTGCGTGTAGTCGTAATCGCAATAAAACTTGGGCACATCCTCAGAAGCGGGATCTGGCCAATATTCCCGCAGGTACTCGTATTTGCGAAGCAGGACGGGGTATCGCTTGCCTGCCACCGTGATATTCATAGACACGGTTTTGTGCCAACGAGCAGGCTTATCGATGATGTTGGCGCCCTGAACCATGGCGCTGGTTTGCACCGTCAGGTTACCGAGAAACTTAATCTGGCTGGCAATAACCTGCTCGGCCAGCATGATGAACAGAGGGATCTTTTCGAGAGTGGCTTGGTCCGTGCGCTCCAAGTAGGTGCGAACATTCTCTACCAAGCTGTCATAGGTCATTACGGCCGCAACAGTCATCACCACACCTTCTTCTTGATCGACTCAGGCTGGGGGACATACTGTTTCCCTTGCCTCAAACCCTCTCGCTTGGCTCTGGTAGTTGCCGCGTATTCCGAAGGTGTTAGCT